TCGGCAATCACGGCTGCACGGTAGGTAGCAACAGCGGCAGGCACATCCACATTACGCTCAACCTTGCGGATAATCATCCAGTCAGTCGATGCTAGGAGTGAACCAGCGGCAGTCTTAACTGCGGCAATCTCGGTAGACTTTAAGCCCTTGGTTACTAGACGCTCGGTAGAATCAACCATAACTGGGTTTGCTGGGTCTGAGTTGTCTAAGACTTTTACAAACATAGGGTTGCCGTCTTGGTCTACTTCTTCACGGTCATCCAGCAGTTTAGCCGTGCCAGCATAGGTCGCTTCTACGGTGCTGTTGGTTTCATTCACACGATAGGTAGGACCAGAGACCCAGTAGTACTTATCGTCAGGGCGGGCGCCATGAATGATTTCCCATACGCCAGCTTGTAGCTTCTCGGCAGGGGTTGAAGAACGCAGGAAAGAGCCAGAATAGGTCTTAGTTCCTACGGTGAACATTACGTCTAAGGGGACAATCTGTACTACTTGTCCGTTTTGTACTACTGCAAAGTTACTCATTTTATTTGCTCCTGTAAAAAATTGTTAACGGGCGAGGGAAAATTTAAAAGGAAATTCCGCAAAAGCCATGTATATGTAAGTGAAACTTGATGAATTTGCAATATTGTTGGCGTTTCTTTGCTTAAAACCGTTAGATACAATATCTAATGAACCAGCAGCAGATGATGCTTCTGCACCGCTAGTATTAGGTTGTAATGCAGAATCAACCACATTATATGTATTGCGTTTAGTATCAAATATTACCCAACCATCTGTGCCTGTTGCTTTTTTGTAAAGAATAAATGCTGGTCTAAACCCTGTGTAAATAAAAGTTCCATCAGCAGAATCATTACCAACATACGAGCCAATTTTGCTATAACCAGCAACCTCGGCAAAACAGTAGGCTACATAAGTAATTCCGCTTCCATTAACGTTATTTTGTGTTATGCCACCTTGTGCGGTAGTAAATGTTGAACTTGAAACGGGATATATTCCACCATTATCATAGGTAGTAATTGTCTGTGATGAACCTGTGGTGTTTAAAAAAACCATATTACCAGCGGTTAAACCTGAATGGTAAACCGCCCAATCGTTAGCACTAGTTCTAGATTTAACAATTACCATACCTGGGGTAACACCAAGTCCATGACCAACAGTAGAACCATTAGTGCCATTACCTGTATAGGTCACAATACTAAATCCAGAAGCAGTGCTAGCGCTTACTGTAGATGTAATAGTTCCTGCTGTGTTGGTTGAACCTGCTCCGTTGGCTTTCCAGTTCCAGCCAACAAAAGTTGCGGCATTTAGATTAATGTTGTTTGTATTTACTGTTGCACCCAGAGTAAATCCGTTGGAATCAAAAGAAATTAGGTTTTGAAAATTAAAGTAAGTTCCTTCTGCCACTGTGTCGTTGCTATAAAGTCCTTTTGTTGAACCAGCACCACGAACAGCATCATAAAGTCCATTAAATAACGCATCTGACCTACCTTTTAACCATACAAAATCGGGCTGAAATCCAACGCCTGTAATTGCATTTGTTGTGCCATTACCTGTATAAAGAACAGGATTAAAGTAATCATTAGCCTGTGTAGATGCAGTAGCACCAATAGTAGGAGTAGGTAAGTTAGTCGTGTTTAGGGTCTTAAATCCAGATGGCGGGGTGTACGAGAAGGGACGTTGACCGAAGTTAATGTCGCCAACTAAAACACCACCAACGTTTCTGTCAGTAATTTGAGCAAAATAAGTGCCACTTGGCAAGCTTGTGTATGCCACACCTTGACTTGTATTATTTTTATAAAACGTCAAAGTTCCGTTATCTAAATCTAAGGCTACACCCATTACATCGCCAGTTGTGTATGTAGCCCCATATGAAACTACTCCAGCAAGACTGTCTTTGTTGCCCGTGTCAGCTTGATATAAATAATAATCCCCAAGCACGGTAGTTCCAGGATACAAAGAAATACCAATTGACGCTATGCCACCGTTGGAACTTGCAACCCATTCCCAATACCATTTACCAGATGAAACCCCAATTGTTCCTGCGGTAACATTTGTTGTAGATGTACTTGTTGATAGCGTTAAGTTTCCGTTAGTCAGCGTTCCGTTGTTTTGCAAAGGATTAAACGTACAGTAATTCCCCCGCCACAACGCTCCTACATCGCCCGCTGTGTTGTAAGGTATCCACTGGGTTGGGACATCGTTCATTGAGTCGTAAGTCGTACCGCTGGTCAATGAGATATTGTTGGTAGTCCAGTTGTTGGAGTTACCTGAGAAGTCGTTACCTAGCGTGGAGGTCGAGGCGGTGTTGGAGAACGGCAAATAAAATCCATTCGTTCCGTATGTGCCTGTGTAAGCTATGGGTTGCCATACGCCTGTCTGGTCGTTAGTAGAGCCGAAGGATGATGGGGTTAGGGCTTGACCATCAATGTAGTTTAATTCGGTTATATAACCGTCAAAAAAATAAGTTGAACCTTGCTGTGCATTTATAAAATAGCCAGTATTACCAGACGCATTCCACAATAATGCTTGGTTTTGATTTGGATAGTTTGCTGTTCCAAATGCAGTTACTTGAACTCCATTGACATAGAATTTAATTCTATTTGACGCAGTAGATTGAGTTGTATCTACCGCTAAAACGAAATGATACCAAGCTGATGGGTCACGGAATACTTGAGTGGTTGATAACTGACCAGTATAAGAAGAGCCATCGTAATAAACATAAATGTCTAGCGTATCGTTTGAATTAAAACGCATCTGACCGTTATAGGTTCCCGTAAAGAATGTATAACCAATCGTTTGGTATGCACCTAAAGTTCCACGTTTACACCAAATAGATTGCGTAAACTTTTGAGTATTCCCGCTTGAAGTAAATGTACGGTTCATATATGCAGAAGCACTAGACCTAAACCGCAAGGACTTACTAATCGGATCGGGGACGCCAGCGATGGGCCAAGTATTCTCCTTAACCGCCTGAGTGACGGACGCCATATCCCAAATACCTTGTGCAGATGTCTGGCTTGGTGTCTGAGGAGTCTTGCGGATAATTCCGCCTGGATATCGTTTACTCATTATCTTGCCCTAGAGATCTTGAAGGGATTTTCTGCAAATGCCATGTATATATAAGTTTCTCCACTTCCAAAAGCACCATTTCTCATTTTAAATCCGTTTGAAAGAATATCCGTTAAATCGGCAGTTCCTTCTGCGTCAGAAGCATTTGCTAATAAATACGGCCCAACCACATTTCCAGTTGCACGGGCTGTATCAACCATACCCCATGCGTTTACACCATCTGAGCGTTTCCACATAATAAATCTAGGTCGAAAACCTGTGTAAATAAAAGCATTATCAGAAGAACCGTTACCAGTAAAAGAACCAAAAGCAGAGTAACCAGCGACTTGTGCAAAGCAGTAGGCTACATAAGTTCCGCCAGAACCATTGATTTGTGGATCCAAACCATATGTTGATGAAGCGTTTGTTAAATTTAAATAAACTGCACCAGTAAAGCCAGTCAACCCTATTGTTGTGCTTGTTTGCACTGCTTGAGAAATAGACCTATGCCAAGTAAGCCAGTTTGAAGAAGCCGTACTTGCGTTTCTTCCTTTAAAAATTACCATTGAAGGAGTAACTCCCAAGCCATGACCAACAGTTTCACCGCTTGTTCCATTACCACTATAAGTAACAATACTAAATCCAGCGGTTGTGTTTGCGGAGACGGTTGAGGTTATTGTGCCTTGGGTGTTGGATACTCCTACGCCATTTGCTTTCCAGTTCCATGCAACATAGGTTCCGCCTGTAATGTTATCTGCCGCATCACCGCCCGTTCCTAATGTAAAACTTGTATTGCCAAAAACTTGAACATAATAGCTACCATTAGCAACTTCAGCGTTAGTTAAATTACTGTATAAAGTTGCGCCAGCACCACGAAGCACATCAAACAAAATATTATTGGTTGAGCTATTTCTGCGTTTAATCCAAACAAAATCAGAGCCACCGCCTGTTGTAATTACTCGATTGCTGGTACTGTTTCCGTCATAAATTGTTGCCCCCATATATTCAATACCAGCCAATATCGTAGGCGTTGGGAGGTTATATGTGTTTAGTGGCAAAAAGCCTGTTGGGGGTGTGTAGGAGAATGGTTGTTGACCGAAGTTAATATTATTTGTTACAGTGCCAGCAGAAGCATTAATGCTAACTGATGGAAAATATGTGCCTGCTAAAATAGAAGAAAAAGCAGTTCCTTGACTTGTATTGTTTTTATAAAAAGTTAAAGTTCTATTGTCTGCGTCAAAAGCTACGCCAATAATATCTCCGTTGCCGTATGTTGCACCATAAGCTGCACCTGAACCATTATTGTATTTTTGACCATCATTTGCATTGTAAGCATAGCCAGTAGCATTATTACCAATATAAGTTGTTAAAGATGCGCTTTGTGTTTCAATGCCTACCATTGCACTATTGTTAGAGCTTGTTTGATATTCCCAATAGAATTTTCCTGAAGTTATTCCAACAGTTGCTCTTGTTGTGTTCCATGATGCTGTTGAGCTAGATGCTTGTAAATTTCCATTAGACATTGCCAATACAGATGTGTCCAAAGGATTCAATACACAATAATTAGCCGTATTTGAGTTCGTGTTGGTCGGCACATCAGTCATCACGTCATAGGTTGAACCTGGTGATGCGTAATTAATATTGTTGGTAGTCCAGTTATTGCCGTTGCCAGAGCCGTCTAAACCTGGGTTAATGATGGTAGTCATTCAACTATCTCCCAAGCAACTGTTTCTTCGTTCCATTTATATGTTTTGCCATCTGTAGGGTATGCTACAGGAGCGCTCCATAAACAAGTATCTTCGCTTAAAGTCCAAGATGCAAATGGTTTTGGTGGGATAAAAGCATCTTTTTGGCTGTCATAAGTAAAGCCAACACCAGCGTAGTTTTTGCGTAATGGTCTGCCTTCAGGATGTTGACCGCCATGTGTGTTATAGCTAGTCTGAACCCACCCTGTTCCAAATAGACCAGAATCAATAACGTCCTGCTCGGCAACAATAACCTGAGTGACGATTCCGTTTTCTACTTTTGCAAAATGACTCATGCTGTATAAGTCCCTGATGATGTGTAAGTAAGAATGGTGTTGCTACCAGATGTAGTTACTGTTGGGCTACCTGTGGTTGTTCCTGTGTAATTAGCAGTTGGGATAGATAGGATAACAACACCAGAGCCACCGTTGCCAGAAGTAACATTTGTAGCACCCTGACCTGAGCCGCCACCGCCACCTCCACCACCGCCAAGGTTTGTTGTTCCGTTAGCAGCATTATTACTACCAGTACCAGGTGAATCACCTCCGCCTGCTCCACCGCCTCCTGAGCCTCCAGCACCTCCTGGATATCCTACATTTGCACCGCCACCGCCACCGCCAGCATATGTTACAGAAGAACCAGATATAGAAGATGCTGTACCTGCACCACCAGCACCAGCAATTGATGTACTTCCTGTTCCTCCAACTGCTGATGCTCCACCTCCACCGCCTCCACCCCATGCAGATGTAGTTGAAGCTGCTGCTCCAGCACCGCCATTATTACCTTGGCTTGGGGATGTTGATGGGGTATTGCCAGTACCGCCTGTTCCATTATTTGTTATACCACTACCGCCACCGCCTGAACCACCACTTCTACCATTAGATACATTAGCAGCACCTCCGCCACCGCCACCAGCAGAAGTAATTGTGCTGAATATAGAACTAGAACCATCTCCACCAGCTTGATAAGAACCGCTACCACCAGTACCGCCAGCACCTACAGTAATTGTGTAAGAAACAGTTTGACCTAAAGATATTGTGCCTGTTCTATAACCACCAGCACCGCCACCACCAGCATAAGCAAGACCACCTGCACCACCACCACCAACAACTAAATAATCAACGTTATATGTTGAAGCTGGTATATTCATCGGCAAATAGAACCCATTCGTACCATACGCACCTGTGTATGGGATAGGTTGCCAGATACCATAAGCATCGGTTGTACCAAAGGAGGATGGGGTTAGCTGAACTCCGTCAACAAAATACATTTCTGCTAAATAGCCATTGTAATAAAGGTCATTATATGTTCCAGCTCGACCAATTCCTGTTGCAGATGTTGTATTTAATGCAGTATCAAAATTTTGACTTGGATATATAGCGGTTGAAAAAGAAGTTACTTGAATACCGTTAACATAAAGTTTTACACGATTAGTGTCTGTGGCTTGAGTTGTATCAACTGCCATAACAAGATGATACCAAGCGGAAGGGTCTCTATAAACAGATGTTGTTATTAAATTAATTTGAAGTCCAGCAACATAATTTGCAATCCTTAATTTATTATCGTTATAAAACTCAAATTCAAAAGAATTATCAAGTGATGTATCCCCAGTTCCAAATATTATCCTTCTTGTATCTAATCCACCAATTTTTGCCCAGGCTGAAAAAGTAAAAGTTCTACGATTTCCAGCACTTGCTGGAGTGCGACTTAAATAAGCAGAAGCACTAGACCTAAATCGCAATGAGTTAGTTAACGGATTATTAACTGCTTGGGGCCAAACTCCCTGTCCTTGATACTGTAGCTGTTGACTGGACGTGTAAATACCGCCAGCCGATTGTGGCGTGACAGTAGGGGCAGTTGGCGAGAGTATTGCGCCTTTGTAGCGATCAGACATCTAAGCCTCTTAGCTGCTAATGTTTTCGTAGGAAAGAACGGCTTCTAAATAGTTAGCTGTTCCCGCTGTAATCACTACGGATTGGTTCTCCATTAAATAAAACGAGGTTGACTTGTCGGTAACAATCAGGGACGCACCCGCTGGTACGGAGATCTGATACGCTAGATCATAAGGTGTACCACCACCAGCAGCGGCTGAGTTAACCGATACCGTGACGTTAGCAGCGGTTGTGCCGTTGACATTAGATACCACGATGTTGTTTACCTTATAGACCAAATTGCTAGAAGCAGCGTTTGATAACAAAACGGTTGCTGAAGTATTGGATAAGGCAACATACGTGGTGTTACCGTAAATTGCTGTTACATTGACTATATTAGGATTTGCCATTTGATTGCTCCATTAGTATCCGAAAATCATCGCCATAGCGATTGCTTTGCCTGTTGAAATGCCACTTGATGGGGTGGTGAAAGAGAGTGTTCCAGAACCATTAGTCTGAAGAACTTGACCGCTGGTTCCATCTGCTGCGGGTAACGTAAAAGTGACGTTAGAGGCAATAGTATCTGCTGCTTTTAGCGATACGTAATTTGTACCATTATCTGTGTCTTCGTAGAGCTTAAGGTTAGCTCCAGCGGCTGATGTTCCAGCTACGTCTAACTGAGTAATACCAGCAATCGTACCGCCAGTAATAGTTGCGGATGGGGTTGCCAATGATGTTAGATAAGTGACTGCATCTACTACGTTAGAGCCTGTATTAAACACAAACATTGTCTTACCAGCAGGAACGGCTGTACCTGTACCTGTGGAGTTCTTAACGGTGATAGCGTCTGCACATCCGTTGTTTACTAGGTAGAGTTTCTCGATGGCTGGAACAATTAAGTTCTGCGCACCGCCAGAAGTACCTGTTAGGTTAAGTCGTAGATTACGGGCTGTTTGAGTGGCGTTGGTGTCTGTTAGGGTTAGAGTAACGGTTCCACTGGCAAAGGTTACATCGGCAGAACCAGTAATGGCTTCTTCTAACGCAGTCCCTAAGTTGGTGTTAGTTGTTGTACCCCAAGTACCAGACTGATCGCCTGTGCCGATAAGCTCGATTTTTAGTGGTGAATAAGTCGATGCCATAATTTATCCTTTATGCCGCTATTTCAACCCAATTGGGCGATTGTGTGTCAATAATATCATTCCAAGTGCCTGTTTGCGAGTCATTTATATCTATCCAGTTTGGTGTTTGTCCGTCATCAATTACCTGCCAAATTAGTACACTTCCTACTTCTCCGACTGCCTGAACTCCCGTAACGCTTACTACCGCACCTATGACTACTGCAATACTTCCAACACTGCCTGTTGCCTGTAACCCTGTGACGTCAATATTCTGTCCAGTAATTACGTTTACTTGAGCCGTAGTTGCAGTTGCCTCTACGCCCGTTAAATCTACAGAACTACCACCCGTAACCGCTACATCGCCTACAGCGGTAGTACTAGAAACCCCAGTTACGCCAACATCCGTACCTTCTTGTACGGTTACACTGCCAACGCTTCCTGTAGCTTGGAGTCCCGTAACTGGAGCATTTGCTGCCGCTTCTACAGAAACTGAACCCTGTACTACGGTTCCTACAACACCTGTTACGTTTACTACCGCAGTCCCAGTAACCGTTACGCTACCAACACTGCCTGTTCCTGCCACCCCAACTACATCTACACCCGTGGTCGTGGTTACTGTTACCGTACCTAAAAATACTGTTCCTGCTACGCCTGTTAGTGCTACGGTTGCCGTACCTGTTATGGATACTGATCCTACCTGCCCCGTACCATTTACACTAGTTACTCCAACATCCGATCCAGCATCGACAGCTACACCTTCTATCTGTCCTGTACCGCTTACCCCAATTACATCGACAACTGCCGATCCTATAATTGTTGCACTGCCTAACTGCCCTGTACCAGAAACTCCTGTTACATTTACTATCGCATCTTGGGTGGTCTGTACAGTAACTGAGCCTACTTGCCCTGCTGCTACTACACCACCGCTATTCTCACTCCAAGGGTTTTCACCCCATCCACCATAGCCCCAACCTCCAAGAGGGACTTCTACATCAGTGTAGTCCTCGCCCCATGGTCCAGCACTCCAAGCACCACTGCCCCAGCCAGAATAGGTTGCCACTGATAAATCACGCTATGCGGATAATGGCGTTACTTGCGTCTGCTGTTGGGAAGACGATGGTAAACGTACCGCTAGTAGAGGTCTTAGCACCACCAAAGTCCAAAATACATACAGAAGGATTACCTGCTGCGGTATCGTTATAAATCATGGCGCCATATGCAGTAATGGTCGCAGAGGTAAACGATAAATCAGCAAAGTCGGTAAAGGCTGTAGTACCCGAAGAAGTTGGGGTTACATTGGTTAATGTACCGCCACCAGCCGAATAAGTACCAGAGTTAGCCACTTCGTTGGTATTTGTATAAGCAGTGGTAGCAGCCGTGAAGGATGCGCTATTGTCATACATAGCTAATTTGAAGGTATTTCCAGTACCAGTCGTAAAGTTATGAACCGCTTGCATAAGCTCCACTTTGAAGCTGGTACACATAAAGTTGCCTGTGAACGCCATTTTTGACTCCTATTCGTCTAAAAGTTTAATTAATTCAGGATGACCAGCTTCCCGTAGCTTGTGAGCTAGTGTTACACGATCAAATTTTACCGCTTCATTCATATAAAAAACCAGAACTTCCCGAATATGATTCCTAAAAGCAATGGCTTGCTCCCGAACCAAAGGATGGGACTGATCCCCTACCTGAATAATCTTATCTAATGCCCGTTCAGCGACTTCCTCTGGGGTAAAGCCACCGTGGTCTTTTGTAAATACTTGGATACCGCTAGACTCGCCTAGCCCTTGTACGCTAATCATCTTACTGGATACCTCACTTGTCCACTTCTATAGGCGTCTTGACGATCCTTAGCATCGCCCAACTGTTTCAGATCTGCCATGGCTGCGTCATAACGACCTTTGTACATCGTCATAGTGTCAGCGTCTGTTTTCATAAAGTTTGCTGCTTCTAAAAGCGCACCATACAACAACACAGAATCAAAATTATCCCCAAGCCAGGTAGTCCCTGCGGTAACAATGGACTGTGGGTAATAGAAATAGTGAAGTTCTACAGCGTAGTTAGAGTTTGGAGTAGGCCCCAAAATAAAGCTATTGTTATCAAAAATAGCGTAATACTCAGGCTCTCCATAGAACGCAGCGTCCGTATCTGGGTAGGATTCACGGATAAAGTTAACATCTTTGTTAAGAAGATAGTGGTACTCATTTGCCGCATTAATCACCGCAAGGCTAAAGGTAGCCAGCCAATCAACAGGAGTCGCTAGGTACTTATTTCCGCTTGTTACATTTCCCGTAACATTCTTACGGAAAGCTGGCATTTGCACCGTGTTATAGATGCGTTGCTCGGCAAGCTGGACAAACCTAGCAATCTGCTCGGCAGACGTAAAAGAGCCTACTGTCGCTGGGAAGTCGTTCTCAGCAAAACCTTTAATAGCAGAAGTTAACTGCGTATAGTTCATCCCATCTTCCCGCTAGACATTCTGCCTTTGGTTGCGGCACCAGCACCACGCATCTCAATCTTGCCGTACTTGTTAACGCCCTTACCGTCAGTCTTATTAATACCGTCAACGGAGATATTCATGGTAGCCATATCTTGAGCGCCAGTCATGCCTTTAGAACTTAGTCCTTTGGCAGAGATTGTTTTGCCCTTCATTGTATGGGGAGGAGCATAGACTTTAGCGTCTCCTACTTCCTTACCCATTACTTTTTTAGAATATTTAGCCATTATCGACCTCTTCCAGCGCTTTTACGCATCATGCCTTGGTTCTTAACCTTAGCTAGGTTACGACCCATTTTCTTCATATCCATCTGGCTCTTACCGCCCATCTTGGGTTTAGCTTTCATACCCAAAACTTTAGGACCGCTATCACCTAGATTTTTACCTTCGGTCTTGCCTTTTTTGGCAACTCCATCTGCGTCTTTCTTAAACATTTTCAACTCCTTATGTTGTTGTTACCGTTACACTTCCTACCAAACAGCTTGGGGCAAGATCATTAGGAGTTAATCCATCATCTCTAGCACCACCAACAGGGTTCCAACCCCACTGGAAAATTCTACTACCGCCTTCTGGAAACCCAACGCCTTGCTCTGTTGTGTCGTTGCTTCCATTAAGTTGTAAACCACTTGTTCCAGATACCGTATAGCTTACATCAGGGCGTGGTTCCCGTACAGCCTGTGGATCATCAACTGGATACATACCTAACGACAATTGCGGTTGATCTGGATCCCAACAGCTAGGACAAACCTTAATGTCCTTTATCTGTTGCTTTACAACTAACTTTCTAAGCTCCTTTAACTTATACCGCTGACCACATCGGTCACATTCGGCAATCGCAAATTTGCCACTACTAAATTTATTAGGCATAGAATGTCGTCCTAGGAACGAACCTAGAAGCGGCTTTCTCTCTGTCCTCCGTAGAAGCCAGGAGCCACTGCTCCTCGTATTCTTGCTTTAAAAATTGCACTCGTGCCTGTCCGTCTGGTAGCTTTTGAGCCATATAGAAAGCCAATCCAGCCACCATACAAGGTAATAGGCGAAAGGGAATATCTGGCTCTACCGTTCCATTAGATCCAGCATCTTGAATCCTACGCAACCTCCAATACACAAAGGTATAAGGACCGCCACCCGCATCGGGCGTGGGCCATACATTAATAGAAGGAAGGTTCTGTACTGTAAGGGCTGCACCTGTCGTATGGGCAGCTGCTGTAGTTCCGTTTTGACCACGGTAGCAATTTGTTAGGACGTTACCAATGACGTTGGCGTAGCTAATTGTCTCATTGTCAATCTTAACAAAGCCACCGATAGGAAGGGCGCTGGCGTCACTAACTGTGATAGATGTGGTCACAGCATCAATTGTGCCGTTTAAGGTCACAGCGGTCGAATTAGACTGTCCTGATTGGCGATTAAACCAGACTTGAATAGGACGCCCAGTAGTCAGTTTATTAGGAATAGTAGAGTAGGTAGACTCTGAAATACGGGTAATATTAATGTCTATCTGGTTGCTGGTAACACCGTTATTCTGGCGAACTACATGGTCTAAAAGGTCAATTGTATTGACTGGAATAGGATAAATCCCTTGCCCAGTAACCATTGCAACCTGTCCCTGCTCAATAGTCCACAGGTTAATACCACGATTTGCCCATTCAACTGTCAATAAGTTCAAGGATCTGCGGGCAGTCCGCATATCGTAACCCGTACGTAATTCTGTACCACAACGCTCAAAAGCCTCTTCAATGAGGTTATTAAGGTCTAGGTTAAACGATGTGGTTCCAGAGGTGGTCATTTTTTAGCGGCTCTCATATTGTCTACAAGATTAGGATATGGTCTACCAGCAGCTTTTGCCATGGCTTTTGCGCTGGCTTTTTTAGCAGTAGATAGTTTTTTGGGTTTACCTAAACCTTTTGGTCTTGGCTTATCCCAGACTTCCCCGCCTTTTTTATATTCGGTAAAGTCAGTATCATCCCTACGAGCTTTACGCTTAGGTTTGCCCATTTTAGTAGGCATAATAGCGCCCATTCCACGACTTGGTCTCATATCTTTGTCCTTCCCCGAATAGCGCAACCATCTGCTCTGGATGACGCTGATTTAACTTTGCCACCAGCTTTGTAATTCTTAGTAATGTCACGGTTTGACTTGGGCATTACACCGCCACCGCCTGTAGTCAACCTTCCCATGTCCTGCAATCTTTCAGCATAAGTGCGTGGGCTTTCAGCTTTAGCTTTTGCCCTTTGCTCTTCTGCCATTCTATGCGCTTCAGCCTTAGCCCTTTCGTTCTCCTGCTTTACTTTTTCAGCAGCTTTATCGTATTCGCTAGGTCCAAACTTTTCCTTGGGAGGAGTGTATTTATCACTCTTACCATCACCAACTTTTTTAGAAGGGTCAATAGGCTCTATTGGCATTACGCTCTAGTCTTTCCACGGATAGCACAGCCGTCTGCACGAGCTGAGGCAGACTTAACTTTTCCACCCTTTTTATATGATTTGTATCCTTCTAATCCGCCTGTTTCTCTTGCACTAGAAACATAATTTCTTGCTTGCTCTGCTTTTTGTTGTTTAGCCGCCATAGCAGCCTCTTGTGCTGCAGCTTGTGCGTTTTTTTCGTCTTCTTGAGCTTTATTAGCAATTGATTGCTGCTTGCTATCATAAGCATCTTTAGCAATCATTTGAGGCAAAAACCCACCAACACCTTGACGGATAAGATTGCCCGTCATGCCTTCACCAGTTACCATTCCAACAACAGGACTAATATCTCCGAGTTTGAATCCCATAGTTACACCATCTTTCCTCTAGTTTTGCCTTTAATAGCGCATCCATCAGCTCGCTTAGAAGCGCTGGAAACTTTTCCACCTTTAGCTTTTTTAACTGGTTCTGGCTTTTTCTTTTCTGGACCAAAGATCTTATCCCGTAACTTAACCATAGGATTAGCTTCGTTCTCCTCACGGGCGAGGCGATCAACCATCTCTTGTGGCAGCTCGTCTTTAACAACAGTTCCTTTATTAAAGCCTGGAACGCCACGTCCTTTAAGAACGTCAGCACGAGTTACTTTGCCGTCATCGTTAAGGTCTGGGAAATTAGCCATGATTAGCAATACCCGCCTTTGTTCATCTTGACCATCTTGCCTTTGGTTTTGCCTTTGATCTCAATGCCACCGCCTTTAGCCATGCTATGCATACGCTTCTCATGTCCTTTAACAGCCTTGGCAGCAACTTTCTTCATCATTGGTTTGTCTTTAGAAACGTCTGAATGGGCCATACCGCCTTTTTTCATACCAGCCTCAGCCATCTCATGTTTAATCATGGACTTAGGAGCGCCCTTTTTCTTCATAAAATCAACTTCTTTCTTAACCATCATCTTAGATTCTTTCATTTCTTTTCCTTTCAAAATTCCACCGTCTTTTTTACCAGCATACTTTTCTAAACTAAAATTTGGTAATTGCATCATCCCATGATTAGACCGTGGTTTGTTGAATTTACCTTTAGATGGATTAGTAGATCCACCAGTTCTAAACTTTTTACCTTTATCAGCTTCCATAAAATCTTCTCCAACAGATTTAGGAATGCCAACCTTTTTAGCAAACTTTGGGTTATTAGCCACAGCTGCCATTAGGTTGTGCTGTTTTTTGCTGACGCTAGGCATTTATTTTCCCTTGAATAAGCTGATCAATTTTGACTTCAAGCTTGTTAAAGCGTTGGTCAATATGAGCCATAATTTTGTCAATTTCTGCATTAGTGACGTTATCACGAGCTACCTCCTCACGGGTTTTATTTAATAGGATGTTAAGACGTGCCAGTTCAGAGGACTTTTCTCTTGCCCAAAGACCAACAAGAACTCCTGCTAATGTTAAGACAGCGTTCCATAGATATAACATTTCTTGGCTCATGTTTAGCACTTCCATCTTGCCAAAGAAGCTGCTTTACGAGTAGGTCTGCCTTTTTCATCTTTCATTGGTCCAGGCATTCCAGACATACGAGCGCAGAAAGACTTCTTGCGAGCGCCACCTTCTGGCTGTGGAGCCTTTAGATTCGAGCCAGTCGCTTTATTATATTTAGCACGACCCTTGGCGGTAAGCCCAGCACCCTTAGATACAGGCAGCTTTTCACCACGACCAATCGCAAGAGAGGGTCCTTTCTTTTTAGTAACCATTATGCGACATCCTTTTTGGAGTCAATAGGTCTAATAAGAGGATATAAATAGTCCTCACCAAATGATCCTTCAAACTCAGTAATGCCCATGTGATTTAACTTAATTGTAGGATCAATCCATACCTCATAGCCATGCTCAGTAGCACGGTCGCAGAACGTATAGTCCTCGCCTACATAGCCTTCTGGAGTGGATTTAAAGTCAAAGAATGAATAGCAAAACTTGTCTGGATGTCCGTTTTCTACTCGGTCATCATGGTACTTCCACTCAGGATGATTGTCTCTGAGGGTCTCAAATACTTCTCTACGAATCAACATAAAGGCGGTGGCGATGCGTTTAGCTTTAACTAAACCATAGGCATTCATATAAATACCGCCATCGGCATCTTGCTCTAATGTAGAAATGTAAGTTTTTTGTTTCTTACGGGCTACAGGAACACCGCCTACGATACCCTTCTTAGGATCTATATTCCAAGCCATTAAACGGAAAATGTCTTCTGCGTTGAAGTTGATGTCTGAATCAATAAACATTAGATCCGTGCAGTCTGAGGCTAAAAAATCTTTAGCTATTAAGTTTCTTACACGAGAAACTACGGAACACCCAGAAATGTTGCAGATCTGGATTTGTACTCCATGTTTAGGTGCTTCTACGCAAAACTGGGCTAATGAGATAGCTAGTTTTACAGAAACTTTAAAGTCGTAAGCGGGAAGACCAAGCATGATCTTCCTGCCTACTAAATTAAATGAACCTTGTGCTTGTACTGGTTCTGACATTTTTTATCCGTAAAAGACAACTACAGACGCTGTATTGCTTACAGTGCCGTGTAGATTAGTTTCAACCAAAATACCTTCGCCAGGAATAATGACGCTATATGCACCAGCATTTGCTACGGCTGGGGTATTTAGGGTCAAAAGAATATCTCCACTTGCTCCGTTATCTCTAAAGACAACAGAACCAGCGGTTGATCCTGGTACTACATAAAGGCTTTTAATACGGATACGCCCTAAATTGGCGGGAGTACCAGCATTATTAGTGACTTGTCCAGTCGCAGTTAGCGGTGCTGACGCTTGTACATCTGATTGCATTGCCATAATTAATCTCCTAAGATGTTAAGTGGGCTAGGGAAAACCCTAACCCGCCAGATTAATTATTAAAGGTCGTTTGGAACTGACCGCCATCAGAATTACGAACCACATATGTAGCAACCAAAACTGATGCACCTGAAGTAGATGTACCAGCTAAAGTAGCAGTAATGATAGCGTCTGTAGTTCCTACGTTAGCCATAAAAGCTGCCCCAGTAGTAGCAATAGTAAAGCTAGACACGCCCGCTGCGGATGGGTTTGTTAATCCAGAGGTAATAGTAGTAGCACCACTAGACAGGGTAATTGTTGGGGTTGTACCGCCAGCATAGCCTGTTGTAGTGATTAACTGAAAGCCTGTAATTAAAGCTCCAGCAGGAATTGTGAATACGTTTGTTGCTCCGTTGGCAAATCCTAAAGTAGCATTTTGAGCAACTACGGTGCAGCCTGTGTTGCGAATAGAACCAGCAGTAGTGCCAGTGGTGTTTTTAACAGTCCCTAATAACCAAGGACCTAGGTGTGTAGCGAAACCCATGAGGTTCTCCTTATATGCACATAAACCCATATCATCGGTGCATCGTCCCCTAGGCGGGCTGATATGGACAAATTAGTCCTAGTCTTGAAACAATCTTACTACAAATAAAAGAAAAAGGGGAGTTTTTGGCTCCCCTTTTTTAGCACATTAAGCGCCTTGTGAACCCCACATACCGAGGGGATCAGACCAGCCGAAGCTGTAACGCTCACGAGACTTGTAACGAACGTTACCAGTATCGAAGTCACCGTCCATGCTGTTGCTCAAAGGAGTACGAACAAAATGCTTCATACCATTTGGAACATCAGTACAGAGGAAGTAAGCATTTGGATCGGTCAGGTAGTTATTAACTGAATAACCTTCTGGGATCGAACCATTGTTTACTAAAGCGTTGATGTCGTTGTCAGTTGTACCAACACGCAATTGGGTTTCGAGCAAACGGGTTGCAACGAACTGTAGTGCGGGTGGAACAATTAACTTACGTGGTTTTGCAGCGATTAACAAACTACGCTCGTCTGTCCAAGCAGCGATCTGAATAACGGCAGCTTCCAAGGAAGTTTCGTTCAAATCAGCAGCGGTAGACTGAGTGTTGCTGTTAGTGCCACCAGAAACCAGTGGGTGTGATGTCGAGAACAAAGGTACACCGTCACCACCGTAATATTGGGCAGAGTTGGTGAAACCGTTGTTTAACACAGCAGCGGCTTTAACCTGTTTGGTATAAGCCATAGCACGAGCCAAAGCCTTGGTATAACGAGCGGATAGGCTGTCATACAAGTTGTCCTCGATTGCCTCTTCCGTTAGGGAGAAGCCGAGAGCAATGGTTTCGTGGTTGTAACGTGCTGTGAATGCCTCTTGTGCATTGTCATAAGCGATGGCAGAGCCTTCGTTTTTGACTGGTGCAGCTGAGAAGCCAGACAGTTTGGTTTCTTCTTCAAACGAACGCTCAGAGGTCTCAGTTTCGTAGATCTCTTTGTGTTGTTCACCATATGTTGCATACTCAAGACCGAACAATGCGTTCAAGCCAGGGAGCAACTCTTTAAGTAGTTGGGCACGAGAAATAGCCATTTAATTGCTCCTTAAGCTGCTGTTGCGACAGGGGTTGCACTGTAATAGGTATGGACGCCAAAGTTAAACTTGACGATTACCTCAGTGAAAGAACCAGCGGCATTAACAGTCTCTGGAACACCCGCAATAATACGGAATGGCAGAGTTGTTACTGAATCGCTAGTAGCGTTACGTACACCTTCGTTTGAATCACCAGAAGTTGTAGAACCAGCGGTGGTAAAGATACCAACGTTGTTACCTACATCAGTCTGAACCAATCCGCCAATAGCGGTTGATGACGAGAGAACTGCTACTTTAAATAAAGCATCAGGATCGTCAGACACAAATGCAACGATATCCGAAGCAACAGTGCTTGCAGGATAGTATTGCTGTTGAAGGAGCTGCTTGGTAGTTGGGTTTGTGAACTGACAGCCCATGAAAATACCAACAGCATCGGTCGCAGAATCAGTGGTAGAAACACGACTCAAAGTACCGCCTGTGTTCAGACGCACGACATCACCAAAAAATATGGATGTGCCAGAGCCTGAGGCGATGGGAATTGAGCGAATTTGACCAGCAAATACCTGACCACCGATCAAATTGATCGGTCTGAACCCATAGGGTCCGTCTACGGTAGGATAAGCCATTTATAACTCCTAAATTAAAAATTAACCTTTTCCAAAAGTCACCGTGGATTTCTTCTCATTAAAGAGCGGCATCCTTGGGTCATTCTGGCGCATAAGATTATTGTCTACAGCGTCCATCTGACTTTCTGCTTGGATTCGGTAATGTTGATTACGTTGTCCAACAAACTCATCTGGAGTTTTGCATAACAATAAACCGCCAATCTCAATGTTGTCCTTAAAACGACTATTGGGATCAACTAGCAGTTGGAACTTCGGTTGCTCCTCTATCCGTACAGGTTCCCATCCTTCTCTGAGTTTGGCAGAGAGATTACGAGGGTCCGCAGTACCTAAAGTAGAAGTTCTGATCCAGCGGTAAGCAAATCCTGCCTGCTTGTCTGGTTCTGGCAACAATTCAGGCGGTTTCCACTGCTGGGGACGCATGTCTTGTTGACGGGTTTCTACTTCACGAGGTTTTCTGTTTTCAGCCATTTTGGGACTCCAGTTTAGTAAGTTCACGAGCGTATTGCTCTGGTGTTAGATTAAATTTCTTAGCCAGTTGTACTTGCGTTGGCGTAAGTTTGACTCTTTTTGGAGAGGTAGACCTAGTCGCTGGCGCAACTACCGTGCTCGGTTTACTAGTTTTTACAGAGGTTTTGGCCTCCGTCTCCGAAGAGTATTTGGTCTCTTCTGCGACCCCAAATTTCTCTGGGAATCTTTGACGCATTTCTGTGTCAATGACCTTGAAATAGTGGTCAGATCCTATCGGAACTCCTTCTCTTTCCAAGCGTCTATGAACACCCATCGCTAGGTAGCTCATGTCTTCATCAACCCCATACCAGCTGTTTTTGTCCAGCCAAGATTGGGTTTTTGAGTCCAATCTTTGAGGTTGTTGTTGTATTTGTACAGGAGTTTCTTCATTTTGTAAAGTGTCTTCTGCAAATTCTGGTTTGTACTGCTCCACCTGTTGGGATTCAAGCTGTACTTTGGTGAGCTTTTCTTGAGCTTCTACAAGACGATCTGAATCGCCAGAGTCATATGCGTTCTTGTATTCCGACTTAGCCTTTTCTAATTCATGGGCTATGTTTTCCTTGTACTTGGTGTGCAAGGTCTGCTCGCCAGCGCTTAATTTAGTTTTGAGTTTTTGATTTTCCGCAAGCAATTGCTGTGCTACACGGGCAGCCTCTTTAGCTTCTTTAGCTGAGTCTTCCCTTGCTCTGCGTTCATCGTTCCAAACCTTTTTAAGCTGTAAAAGTTTTTCCTTAGCTCTGCCAGTAAAGGCTTCTAGGTCATCGGTGTCAAGCTCTTCAACGATGTCCTTTGGCATTGGTGTTGCATTAACACGGTCTTCCTCTGGGGTATCGTCTTCGATAACTATTTCAAGCTCTTCCTCTTCGGTTTCCTTTTTTTCATGGGGAAACTGAAATTCTTCCATTTCTAATTCAGGCATTATTTTCTCCTTAAGGTCTGGTTATGCCACGGGGATCTTCGACTATTCCTTCTACAGAATCGTCATTGATGATCCTAAATTCACGTCCGTGGATCTTTAATCGTGTGCCAGAGTTTGGTCTGGCTAGGATAAAGTCACCAACTTTGCACCATGGCCCAGTAGGGAAACGGCTTTCGTCCTTGTAACAATCAGGACCCATTTTGACAACAAAAAACACCGTTGAAAGTACTTCTTCGTGACGCAGTGTGGTATCCGATTTGAGGATTCCGCTTTCGTAACTCTCTTCAATGTCTGGAATAGCGCACAAAATGCGGTATCCAGAGGGTTCGGGTAGTTGTTTTGCTTTTTCTTCTGCTGTTTGAGGCAGAGTTGTTACTGCGGATACGTCATCGGGATTTGAGCCGATTAGTATTTCAGTCATTAGATTTCTCCATTCGTTGTTTGAGGTCTGTTATTGCTAAACATGCGGACTCAAGACCCCGTATTTGTCCACAAGCGTACTTATATTCCTCGTAATTGGCACAATTTCCCGCAGAAATAGCGTTTTGGAGCATATTTATACGGTCACGGTACTCATTTAAGAGGTAATCCAAGTTTTTATCCACTATCTTTTTCCTGTTTGAGGTTTAGTTAGTTGTTGCATCTTGGAAAGTTCTTGCATTCTCTTGATTTCTACTTCCATAGCGTCTTTTTCTGTTTTTGCCAGAAGCTGAGCGCCAGCAATACGTTCTTGAGAGGCAATTCTTTCTCTTTCTACTTCCAAACGAGCAGCTGCTTCTGCTGCATCGGCTTGGTCTTTCATTGCTTTGCGTTGTTCCTCGGCCTGTTTGAGTTCAAGTTCCTTCGCTTGCATTTGAATTACTGGGTCTTGGGCTGCTTGTTGCGCTTGTTGGGCAGCGATTTCGGTCTGATTTCGCTGTAACAAGGCATCGGAAGCCTTGACCGCCATTTGTGAGATCTGAACTTCCAAATCTCGTGGGATTGCTTCGTCCTCTTCGCCTGTTGGCAGAGGCATTCCCATCATTTCTTGCATTTGTTTCTTATATTCAAAGGCTAAATGTTGTTGAATATGAGCCATGGCAGCTGAGGCAATTGCTTGTGCCTGTGGGTTTTGACCCATTAATGCTGCAATTTTGGGATCCTTCATGGCATTCATGTGGATTGTGATGTGTGCCTGATGATCCTGATACATAAACGCCTTCACAGGCTTCATGTTTAGGATGTTCATATTCTCCGTAATAGGGTCTTCTGGCATCTGGTCGTCTTCAATCTTGACCAGCTTCTTAGCGTTCTTAATCCCTAAGACCTCTAACATCTGGCGGTGCAGCTGCCCTAAGTCGTATAACTGTGGAGCCTGTTGAGCTAACTGGAGAACCGCTTGGTACTGAACAACCTTCTGGCTCATAGTCGCTGCATTAGGATCGGATACTGGGATTACATCGCAGTTATCGTAGTCTGACTGCTTAGCAAAACGGTTGCCTACATCTGGCTGGTAGCTGTATTCGTCAGGAGTGTAGTCACGGATAATATCTTTTAAGAGTTTTAGCTCCTGTTTCATTGAGTAATGAACACGGGCTTGGACTGCGGACATAACCTTGAGGGTTCTCTCCAGAATAGCCAGAGTTGTACCGACTGGGGTATTGGCTGACATATCGGCAATCTTCATATCGGAAGCCGAGGCAAAGCGTCTTCCCTCTTCTACGATAGTACCCAGCAAGGTATATAAAACTTGGCTGGGTTCTTTGTATGGAAGCGGGAGTATGTTGTCTTTTAACGCACCAGAAGGAACGTCAACGTCCCTAAACTCTCCTGGGGAGATCGGGGTGTCGTCTCCTTTGACTCGCATGCCACGGGTCTTAAAGCCACCTGGCAAGTTCGAGAGTGTTCCAGCATCCACGAGCTGCCGAATAAGACTAGTACCAGACTTAGCAAAAGCACCGACAAGGTGAATAAGCCCAAAACAATAAAAGCCAAAGCCTGGAACATAGCCATAATGGACGAAATGTTGACGTTTTTGCTTAGTTTCATCTTCGGGTCTCCAATTTCTACGGATCGCTAATACCTGTTGTGTTCCCTTTTCAACGGTCACAATATAAGGTAATGCGATTCCTGTAGGTTCTCCGTCTTTATCTTTATCTTCAAAACCTTCAATATCTAGGTTAACTTGAATTTCTAGTATTTTATAGCGGTCATCTGAGGTAGCCTGAAAGCCCATTTTCTGGGCAATCTTCTTCTCTACCTCATCAAATGCAGTGCTAGGCGTTCCTAGGTCGATATCCCGATAAAAGCCTGCGACTTGCAGTTTGCGTAATTCGTTCTCGGTCTTACGCATGACATGGGTAACACGCTCTGCGGTCTGTAGATCGGAGGCGCCATAAGGAACAATCAGGTCTTCTGCGGGCACAAACAACGAAACTTGACGATCTAAGGCAGGATCAAAATAGACTTTCTTAAAGGCGTTACCTGAAAGTCCAAGTCCCCAGCACATTCTCTCGTGCTCTGGGCGGTACTCTGGCATCTCTTCGGTAATCTGGTAGTTCATGTCTTTTTGAACCCGATCCGCAGCTGCCATCTTTTCTGGGGTTTCTTTGCCAACAATCACGGTCTTTACTGGACCAGCGGGAGGTAGGGTCTCCATGACAGTCTCAGCTTGGAACTTAACTAAGGCTTCAGAGAGGAGGGGATGGTAGACGCCACAAGCGCCTTCCCATGGCTCGGTTCTCTCTTCAATCTTCATTCCAAGAAGTTCGATGCCGTCTGTATAGGTCTGCATCCATTCTTTGCGGGCGCCAATATCTGAGTCAACATCGCCTAATAAATCGCCAGCGATTTCATTTAATTCACCGTCATCTAAGTATTCGGCAAGGTTGGCGTCAAAGTCGTCTGCGCTTTCCTCTTTAGGTTCAATCTGAATCTCTAAGCCATCAATACCAATCTTGACGGATTCTGGATCCTCGATCTCAATCTCAATTGGTTCTTGCATCGCAGAGGCTGCTTCAAGACCTTGTGGTAATGCATAGAGTGCTTTTTCGATAGCCATAATAGTTCCTTAGTAATAACTTGCTGCTCGCCTAGACTTGAAGTACTTGATCTCGTCTTCCTCGTCTGTTTGTAATCGGATAAAACCGCCTTTTCTAAATCGTATTAACGCCTGTGTTGCGGAGTCTACCAAGTCATCATGGTCTGAATTGGGAAACGCTGCCATTTCCTCAATCACTTCCTCAGCCCAGCGCTTTCTTGGCGCCCATACTTTTCCTGATGCAAAGATGTCTGCTACAGAGTTTACACGGGAGATCTTGTCATTACCACGGGTTGGCGTAAATTCTTGTACAGGAATACCCATTCTTCGTAGCTCAAAGACTAGCGGAGCTCCCGAAGCCTTAGCCTCTACTATAAACGCATCGGGTTCCCATTCGCTGTACATCTGTTGCGCTCTGATCTTTAATTCAGGGAACTCTAGCCGTTCTTTTAAGGCGTCTAAGAGAATAATATGCACATCCGTAGGATCCTCGTCTTTACGAAATACCCCCCAAG